CTAGCCGGAGACTGCGGCTTCGGTATCTGGTTCGGCGGCGGCCGCTGCAGACCCGGTCGCTGCGCCCGCACCGGCAGCGGCGCGTCCGGCATCCCCAAGAGCCGTCTCGAACCGCTCAGCCGCGTCGGTCGCCTCGGTCAGCGCATCCGCGCCATCCTCGCTGCTGCTTCGCACCGCATCACGGAGGGCCTGCCAACTGGCGATCGGCGCACGCGCGCCCTCAGCCAGATCGCGCGCGTCGCTGCGATAGGTATTGGCGGTGGCAAGCGCAGTATTGGCCGCCTGGGTGAGCCCAAGATCGGGTGCGGTGAGCGGGTTGTTCTCGAAAGCCCGGTCAAAGGCAGTCTGAGCAGCGGTGGTCGCGGTTGTCGCCGCCCCTTCGAAGCGGTTCTCGATCTCGCCGAGGTCGAGGTCGGGCACCAACGAGATGCGCCGCTCCGATCCGAGGGCTTCCAGCCCCTGATTGATCCCGCCGATGAAACCGTTGATGCGCGAGACCACGCCGTTCAGCATCGCTTCACGTGGTTGTTTCCCTCACCCGACCTTCGCGCCCCAGAACGACGTGTGATCGGCGGCGAAATAGCCATCCGCGACCCGGAAATACCCCTGCAGCTCGACGGTATCGCCCGCGGTGAGGGGGACCATCGTCTGCAGCCAGATGGCGGTGGCGAGCGAAACGTGGGTGGCGGAGATTTCGCCGAGGGAGCCGCGGATTTCGGCGGTGCCGTTCAGGACCAGCCGCCCGCGCATGCGGGCCGTGGCGCTGGCGTTGATCTTGTAGAGGAGCGTTGCGCCGAAGAGGTAGGTGCCGTCCACGGGCGCCACGAAGTGGTTGTTCGCGGCGTCGAACGCGCCCTGATCGTTGGTGTCGGTGTTGTTAATGGCGATCTTCGTCCAGGTGCCGACGCCGACGTAGTTGTCGTAGTTAGTGTAGGCCTTGAACCGTGGCAATCGGGGCTGCTCGACGATGCCGCTGGCGTTGTCGACGCTCAGCCCGTCGAAGAAGGTGCTGCCGTCGGCCGAGACGGCAAGCCGGAACCGGTCGGAGCCGAAGAGCCCCACGAGCGCCTTGGTCACGAAGCCGGTCTGGAGCGTCAGCCCGAGATCGTCGCCCGCAGCCTCCTTGTTCATGGTGTAGAAGAGATCGCCGGTGCCGCCCTCGGCCGCGGTCTTCGCCGTCCAGAGCGCGGCGTTCAGCTTGGCCGAGAACGGGTTCGACGCATCCGCTGTGGTGCCCAGCCCCAGGAGTGCCATGTTCTGCAGCACGTCTGGGGTGGTCCCGATCCAGCCCGCGCCATTGTAGACCAGCAGCAGCCGTTCTCCGGGCAAACTCTCCCCCGGAGAGTTTGCTGTTCCGTCGAACTCCTCAACCCACGCCCGCCAGCCGGGCCGAGGCGGAAGCTGCATCCACGCCCCGTCGACCCAGTACGCGATGCTGTTGTCCCAGCCGGTCCAGTCACCCGTCGCACCGGGGGACACAAGGAACCGGTCACCATCGTTCGGGTCGGGCGGTGGTGCGGTCCGGGCCGTGCCACGGACGGAGAGCTGGACGAGCCCGTCGAGAATCCGCAGCGCCTCGTTGTGGGTGACATGCTTCTGGGCCTGCGCCGCGAGGATGTAGGGCAGCAGAAGATGGGTCGTGACGTCGGACATGGGATGGCCTTCAGAGTATCAGCGTGACGGTCTTGGGCGCGCCCCGTCCCACGAGGGCGGAGAGCTGATAGATGCGTATATCGAGAGTATCGCCGGGCGCGAGCAGCGCGCCCCAATCGGCCGTTTGGTGGGCGGCCGTGTAGATCGCGCTGGTCGTGGTCGCGCTCAGCACCCGCTTGATTGCGGCGCCGTCGAGGATTTCGACGTCGTAGGCTTCGACCTCCTCTGTCAGCGGCACCTCCACTGCGCCCCAGCTGTCCGCCGAGAGCGCGCGGGACCGGCGCGTCCAACGGATCGTGAGATCGCCGGGACTGCGTGGCGTGCGCCACAGCTGCTCAACATGGGCGATGGAGAAAGGGCGCAGACCAACGCCCTGCGGCGTGAAGCTCGTGGCGACATATGTCTCGTCGCTGACCGGACGGCTCGCCGAGCCGATGCGCCAGTTCCACGGGACGCCGAGATCGGCCTCCGCGATGGGCAGCGAAGCGAGGCTGTCGTCGAGCACTATGACCCGTGCGCCAGCAGGCGCCGGGTTGCCCATGGCGCTTTCGGTGCCGCGCTGGCCGCGCAGGAGCCGGGTCAGGCGATAGCGGCCGGGCGCCAGCAACTCCGCTGCGCCGGCCTGGACGATCTCCCAGGTGCCCGGCGCGCTCTCGATGGCGAGCGCGTTGGCGCCGCCGAACAGGGTCAGGTCGGTGACGCTCTCCAGCGTCCCGGTGAGCAGATCGACCACCAGCGCATTGCCGAGGTCGAAGCGCGACGTCGGCCCCGGGTAGAAGTCCGAGACCAGCGTGCCGAGCCGGGCTCGTGTGCCGAAGCTGGTGAGCAGTTCGAAGCTATCGGTCGAGGGGCTACGGAACACCGCTATCTCCCCCGGCCACGGCACGGCATGTGACGCGGCGAAGGGGCGGTGCGCCGGCTGGTCCTCGGTCAGCTGAGGCAGGTCGAGGAGGACCGCTTCGGGTGCTCCGAAGACGACCGCCTGCGAGAGCGCCGAGGGCCGCGGGGCTCCCGGCGGCAGGTCGTAGGCCTCGCGGTCCTGGCGGACGGCCTCGATGCCGCGAGCGTCCGCATCGGCGATGGACACGAGCCGCAGCGGGACGGCACGACCGTCGTGGACGAACGACACGACATCGGCCGGGTCGAGCGCAAGCCGCGACGGCGGCAGGCGCAAGACCGCGCTCTCGCGCCCCGTCCAGGCTTCCATGAGCGCGCGGCGGCAGCGGCGCTCGGCCTCCTCGGGCGGCACCGCCATGGGGAAGCTCTCCGACGCGATCCGGGTCGTGTCCACAGTGATGCGCCGGGCCTCGACCTGCGCCGCCTCGTAATCCTCGTCCGCGCGGGCCACCTGCCATTTCAGCGCCTGCGGCAGTTCGGTCTCCTGGCCGCGCGTGAGCTCGAGGACGTCGCCCTCGCGCGCCGCGACGAGGCCGTCGGGGCTGACGCTCGCGACCGCGGCCCGGCCGCGCATGACGAAGCGGATCACCCCCTCGGTCTCGACGGCGTCGAAGCCGAAGTGCCGCGACAGCGTGGTGATCGAGGCGCGCGGGCTTTCCAGCGCGCCGATGGCGTAGCCCTCGACAGCGCCCCATAGGCCGGTGACGTCGATCCGGTCCTCGGGCAGCCCGGCGCGGAGGCAGAGATGGCGGACAAGCGAGGCCAGCGACACCGCGCCGAGCCGGCCGGTCAGCCAGTGGCCGAGGCGCCAGTTGCCGCCGTCCGTCCAGACGTCGGTCAACGCCGGGAAGAAGGGATAGGGCCGCGCGTCCCAGGTCCAGGCCGCGCATTCCGGGACGTGCACCATCCGGCTACCGTAGACCGACGAGATCGGGTTGTTCGCCGGCTCGCCCCACCAGAGGTACGTCGCCTCGAGATAGGCGCGCTGGATCGCGTCGTCCCGCCAGCCGCGCGAGAAGTACGGCACGAAGCTTTCGGAGGATTTCGGATCGAAGAAGACGTTCGGCTGGTTGGTGCCCCGGTCGATGGCCGGGCAGCCCAGCTCGGTGAACCAGATCGGCTTGGACTCCGGCGCCCACGCGGTCGGCGTCCCGCTCTCCACGCCGCCCGGACGGTCGCAATGCGGGTTCGACCACCAGGCGCGCAGATCCTTGTAGCGAAACACCCATGGCTTGCTGGCCGCGCCATCGGCAATCGGGGTCCGCACCTGCGCGGTGCGGTCGGCCGCGCTGGCGTAGAACCATTCGAAGCCTTCGCCGCCCGCAATGTTCCCCTGCAGGTAGGCCCGGTCGTAGATCGCGGGCCAGCCCTCGGCCGCGTCGGCATGGTTGAACCCGTCGCGCCAATCCGACAGCGGCATGTAGTTGTCGATGCCGACGAAATCGATCTCCGGATCGGCCCAGAGCGGATCGAGGTGGAAGAACGCGTCGCCGCTGCCGTCACCCGGCTGGTGACCGAAATACTCCGACCAGTCGGCCGCATAGCCGAGGCTCAAACCGGCCCCGAGGATCGACCGCACATCCGAGAGGAGGTCCCGATAGGCCTGCACCGCCGGATAGGTGCTGGCGCCCGAGCGGATCGTCGTCAGCCCCGGCATCTCGGTCCCGATGAGGAACGCATCGACACCGCCCGCCGCCACGCAGAGATGGGCGTAGTGCAGCACCATGCGGCGCAGGCCCCAGTCGCCGGGCGTGCCTGTCCAGGAGACCGACTGACCCGAGACGCTGAAGCTCGCGGACGTCGCCGCGCCGAACAGCGCCGCGACTTGGCTTGCGGCCGTAGCAGTCTTGTCCACGGTCCCGGCGTATCCTGCTGCAGGTGAACAGGTGATCCGCCCGCGCCACGGGAAGACTGGCTGACCCGTCTCCGCGGCGTTGTCCGAGTACGGGTTCGGCAGCGTGTTGCCGGGCGGCACGTCCATCAGGATGAACGGATAGAAGGTCACCCTCAGCCCGCGCGTCTTCATCTCCTGGATCGCCTGCACGACAGCGAAATCGGCTGGCGTGCCACCATAGACCGGGCGATCCTGATCGTCGCGGCTGACCAGAAAGGCATTGGCGCGGCTGACACCATTCACGGACCACGCGGACGGCGTGGTGGTTTTAGCGGTGACCTCAACCCCGGGCCGCACCTTGCAATTGCCCGCGCGCAGATCATCGCCAAACCAGGCTACGACCAGCGACACACTTTCGACTTTCGGGGCCATGGCCTGCAGCCGGTCCAGCGCCACAACCATGTCGGCGGTGTCAGTCAGCGCGTTGAGGTTCTCGGGCTCAGACGACCCGCTACTGCCCTTCCGGATGCCCTGCGTGGCATAGGCGAACTCACCTGAGGCCGGGATCATGGTGACCGCCTGCGTGAGACCCTCTGCCGTGTCCGGATCGGCCAGCGGACGGAATACCTCGAAACTCAGTTGCGGGATGCGGTTGCCGTAATTCCCGAGCGGCAGGTCCTCGAAGACGACATAGGCTGTGCCGCGATATGCTGGCGTGTTGGCCACGCCCATCTTCGCGGACATAAACGGATCGGTCGTCTGGCTCTCGTCGCCCGGATACCAGCGCCACGTGATCCCGGCGGTGTCCAGCAGCTTCCCGTCGGCCCAGATGCGGCCAATGCCGGTGATCGGCCCCTCGCAGAGCGCCACCGCGAAGCTGGCATAGTAGAAGTATTCGGTCGTCTTGACCTTGCCGCCACCCCCACCGCCTTTGCCGCCGCCCTGCGTGGTGGTCTTGGTCTCCTCGCGGAAATCCGTCGCCCAGATGATGTTGCCGCCAATCCGCATGCGGCCATAGAGGCGCGGGATCACCGCCCCTTCCGTGGCCGAGGTGATGCGCAGATTGTCCATCCGCGCGCCTTCGATCCGCTGGGTTGGCGCAAGCGACGAGATGATCCAGCTGTCGACGACCGAGCCGATGGTGGAGCCGATGAACCCGCCGATGGTGGCCGCGCTGACGCCGAGGATCGCGCCGCCAATACTGCCGCCAATAGCAGCGCCAGCGGCACCGAGAACGAGTGTGGCCATGTCGGGGTCTCAGCGTTGCGGGAACAGGAAAGCGAAGGCGATGCGCCGTCGCCAGGATAAGGTCAGCGCTTCCTCGATCACGCCGAGCCGCTCATAGGCGTGGAGGAAACTGTCAGGGCCGGTCAGGATGCCGACATGCTTGGCGATGGCGCGGGGCGTCATCCGGAACAGGACCAGCGCGCCGGGACCGGCCTCTGAAGCTGAAATTTCCGACATCATGCGCCGAGCGCCTTCGGCCAGAACCTCGCGCGGCCCAGTCTCGCCCCAGTCCCGGCTGTAGGGCGGGATCGGGAACGGCTCTGGCCCGACGACGTCACGCCAGACGCCGCGCGCCAGTCCAAGGCAGTCGCAGCCAACGCCCCGGAGGCTTGCCTGGTCGTGATAAGGCGTGCCGAGCCAGGAGCGCGCAGTCGCAATGACTCGGTCGGGATCGGCGCTCACAGTATGGACCCCTCGTGGCCGCCATCCTTCGTGGCGTATCTCAGCACCGCGTCCTGCCCCGGGATGTGGGGAAAGCCTCGGAAATTGGCGGTGTTAGCGAATTTCGCGCCACAGGTCTCGATCCGCTTGTCGCATCCTGCGCGGATGGTGAAGGCATCACCGCCCGCGATAGACCGCACCGGCGCTTCGAGTAGTGTCAGCACCGCGATGCTGTCTGTTACGTCATGCGCGATGATTTCTGCGCACCGCCCGGCATTGAGCCCGCTGGCCCATTCGACGGTGCCAAAGGTAAACCAGCCCGTGGTAAAGCCGCCGAGACCCGACGCGCTGAACGCCCTGTCGCGCAGCAGATCGATGACAGTGCCGTCACGCTTGACGGTGGGGCCCTCGAGATCGACCCCGCAGCGAGCATCACCAAGGGCCGCGTCGCAGGTCGCTTGAAAGGTCCGCCCGACCGTCTGGCCGAGGACATGGGCGAGCGAACGCACCTCGGCGACGAAGGCGAGCCGCCCGCGCCGGATCTGGCCGATGGCGCCCCGGCGCATCAGAACCCGCTGACCCGGATCGACCCAGTTCACCCGCCAGACCTCGACCTCGGCGTTGTCCCAGCGGCCATCGAGAATGTCGGTCTCGGTGATCCGGTCAGAGGTAAGCACGCCCTCGGCGTCCTGCGCATCGACCGACAGGTCCGAGCCCGAGCGCACCTCCGAGGCCGTGAGCCCGCTCTCCGGCTCGAAGTCGGTCCCGTCGAAGCTGAGCGTCCGGTCGTGATCGGTAAAGCCGAAGGTGACGCCGTCGGCCCGCGTGATCCGCCAGCACCAGGCGAGCGTCGTCGTGCCCTCGTCGAGATGGGCCTGCAGAGCGGGATCGAGGGTCTTCATCGCCGGATCTCCAGAAGAGGAATGGAAGTGATCGAGCCGAGGCGCTCGAGGTCGAGTGTCACATCGAGCGCATCGGTGTCGAAGCGGACCGGAACGTCGAACTCGAAGCCCGCGGTGATGGCGACGCCAGCGCCCGGCGCGGCGCCGAAGGCCACGATACCGGTGGCGGTGTCGACCGACCAGCCTGAGGGCTGCTCGACGCCTGCCAGCGCCATGCGCACGCTGCCCACAACCGGCTTGGCGATGGCGCGCGTCCAGGATTGCGCGCCGGAGGTGTAGTGCTTCATCAGCTGGAAGGCGGTCGTCACGCCGTCGCCTGTACCGATCGACTGATCGGTGGGCGACGGCGTGACCGAGGGAAGGCAGGACTTGCGATCGGCCCAGTCCTTGAACCGGAAGCCGTGCAGGCGGCCGTTCCGCGCCTCGAAGAAAGCGACGATGGCCGCGAGATCGTCCGCGCGTCGGATGCCGTAGGCCACATCGTAGCGACGGCGCGAGTTCGCCCAGCTGGCGTTTCGCTCCTCGTCGCCCGAGGCAAGTTCGACGATCTGCGTGCGGCGTTCCGGCCCACCCCGCGCGCCGCGGCTGATATTGTCGGGAAACCGGACCTCATGAAACGCCATCACATACCCCTCCGCCCGAGGGACACGGCGCGGGAGATGTCCGCCGCGACCTGCGTCCTCGATTTCCGGAAGCTCTCGGCGTCACGGGCCATTATGGTGACGTTGACCCCACCGCCTCCGCCATACGATTGCGCCTCACGCCGCGACAGCACGCGTTCGCCGCGCTGCAGGATTGCGGGCACCTCGTCGTGGCGAAGTCCGGCCACGCCACCGCCATGCATCCGGGGCGCAGCGGCGAAAGCCATGGCCGGGACCATGCGCGAAGGCCCGCCCGATTGAACCATGCCGCCCGAATGCAGGATGTTCGCAAAGATACCACCCGCTCCGCCGAGCGCACCTGATAGCGCATTGGCGATCGGCCCCAGGATGAACCGACGCGCCGCCAGCTTCGCAAGGTCGGCCAGCAGCGAGGTAACGAGGTCGCGAAAATCCAGCTTGCCGGTTTTCACGAACGTAGCCACTGCGTTCTCGGCCGATTGGAACGCGCTGACGAGGCTCTGGCCGACATCGCCGCCGATCTCGCGGGCCTTGCTGGCATAGTCGCTGAGCGCGGTGGTGACCGCCTGCCAACCGGAAACTGCTGCTTCGGTGTCGGGCTCCGCGGCAGCAGCAGCTACCCCGGCCGCCGCACCGGCATCACTGGCCGCGCGTCCGGCGTCACCAAGGGCTGTCTCAAAACGGTCCGCCGCGTCGGTCGCCTCGGTCAGCGCATCGGCACTGGCCTCGTCGGTGCCGCGCACCGCATCGCGTAGCGCCTGCCAGCTTTCCAGCGGGGCACGAGCCCCTTCGGCGAGATCGCGGGCCGCGCCACGATATGTGTTGGCCGTGGCAAGCGCAGTATTGGCCGCCGCGGTGAGCCCGAGATCGGGTGCGGAAAGCGGGTTATCCTCAAAAGCGCGGTCGAAGGCAGTCTGTGCGGCGGTGGTCGCGGCAGTTGCTGCGCCCTCAAACCGGTTCTCGATCTGGCCCAGCTCGAGATCGGGGATGATCGAGATGCGCCGCTCGGACCCGAGCGCTTCCAGCCCCTGGTTGATCCCGCCGATGAATGTGTTGATCCGCGAGACGACGCCATTCAGCATCGCCTCGACACCGTCGATCAGGCTGTTGGCCGCCTGGAACGCGAGGTCGCCAATCGCGGCGGGCAGCAGACCCCAGATCGCCTTGATCGCCTCGTAGGCGCCCTCGAACGTGTTCGCGGCGGTGTTGCCGAAACCCACCACGCTCTCGATGGCGCTCTGCATGCCCGAGGCGGCGTCGGCCTTCAGGTCGAAAAACATTGCCGTGGCGGCTGCACCCGTCGCAGCAGCGCCCATCTTGATCCGATCCCAGACCTCGACGGCGAGGTCTTTCAGGAGGGACATTGCCTCGCCAAAGCCGCCAGCCCCCGACACGAGGCGGGTGAACTGGTAGACAAGCTCGCCCGCGCCAACGATCAACGCCCCAATCCCGGTGCGGATCAGCGCGCCGCGCAGGACGACGAGCGCGGTGGCCAAGCCCCGGACCGAGAGCGCTGCGACAGCCATCCCGGCGACCCAGCGGCCCGCGAGGAACGCCGCGAAGGTGGCGGCATAGGTGGTCAGGCGGCCGATGTTGTCGAAGAGACCACGGATCGCGATGCCCAGCGGCCCGGTGCGGCTGGCGACCGCCGCCATGGCGTTGGCGACGGCTTCCAGCGCCGGAGCAGCGGCGACGGCCAGCTGGTTCGACAACCCGCGCCAGATCAGCCCGAGCCGGGAGATCGCATCATTCGTGCTCTCGATCTGGTCGGCGTCCTGCTCCGAGACCACGACCCCGAAAGCGAGGACGTCCTCGGTCGCCTGGCGCAGCGTCGCGGTGTCGATCCGCGACATGGCGATGGAGCCTTCCTCGCCGAAGAGCTGCCCCGCGACGGCTGCGCGTTCGGCTGCCGGGACAAATTCCTCGATGGCGGCGTTGATCGCCCCCACTCGCTGATCCAGAGGCAGCGCGATCAGGTCTGTTGCAGACAGCCCCAGACGGTCCAGCGCGTCGGCCGCAGGACCGGTTCCGGCGGCCGCCTGGCTGAGACGACGCGTCAGATCCTTCGTTGCCTGTTCGATCCCAGACATCGACACGCCCGCCAGCTCGCCTGCGCGCTCGAGCGTCTGGATCGAGGCGACGGTGGTCCCGAGCGACTGCGCAAGCTTCGCCTGCGCATCGACCGTCTGCAGGCCGGAGCGCACCATGGCTACTCCGGCCGCTGCCGCTGCAGCAACTGCGGCGGCAGCCGCCACGCGCACCCGCCGCGAGAAGGCCGCGAGCCGGGCGTTCGCCGCCTCCATCTCGCGGCTCAGCCGTCCGAAGCCGCGCGACCCGGCCTCGCCGACGCCTTCCAGTTCGGCGCGCACCTGTCGCCCGCCCACCGCCGCGATGCGGACGCTAACCCGTTTTTCCGCCATGGGAGTGATCCATCTGTTCGTTGAGCTTGGCCACCATCACCGCCTCGATGACGGGCAGCAGTTCGGCCATGGCGAGCGGCGGCACGCCGAGCGCGTCACCGAGCGCCAGCGCCGAAGACATGTCCCAGCCGATCACGGCGCCGGGCAGGACACGCAGCTGGCCACCGAGACGACCGACCAGGTCCCAGACCTGCCAGCCCTCCGGCGTTTCCGGACGGTTCAGCCGCGCCGGGCAGTCCGGGCAGGCTTGCGCACAGGCTTCGCAGTATCGCTCGCCCCCGCCGAAGGACCATTCGGCGAGGGCGCGGAGGCGTTTTTTTCCTGTTCCAGCAGCAGGCCCTTCGAGACATAGGTCAGCTGGAAGGCCTCGAAGATCGGCCAGACGTCGAGCAGCGCGTCGATGGCCGCCGGGTTCGGGTCGATGGACTTGCCGTCCGCATCGCCGATGCCCTCCCAGGCGAGCACCGCGCGGCGGGCCAGCGCCTTGGCGAAGGCGACGGCGCGCTCCTCGTCGGAAGCCTCCTCCGGAACTGCCTCGACGGCGGAATCGCTGCGGGTCGCCACCATCAGCGCGGTGGTCAGCGGGCGGAGCTGCACCCGGACGCCGGGCGCGAGGTCATGCCAGCGCGGCGCGTTCGTCAGATCGAGCGTCAGCATCAGTAGGTCTCCACATCGTTCACGAGGGTGGCTGTGCACATCCGGCCGACGACGCTGTCGCGGGCGGCCTGCCAGTCGAAGGTGGCCTGCACGCCCTGCGGCCCGGAGATCTCGACGCGTGGGCGCGGCAGGTAGACGGCGTGCACCGTGAAGGTGAAGCTCTCGCCCGAGGGCAGGACGTAGGCGAATTCCATCTCGCAGGCCTCGCCGTTGATCGCCTGCGTCACCAGCGTCTGGTCGGCGAACCGCACCTCGATCCGGCCGGTGAGCGCCGCGATGGACGGGTCCGCCCCGTCGATGCGTCCGTCCGAGCGGATGGTCTCGATGCGGTCGAGATTGTTGGCATAGGTGATCTCGGCCGAGACCACATTGCCGAGGGCCGAGCCGTTGCGCGCGATCGACCCGTTGAAATGCCCGAAACGCTTCAGCTCCAGCGCGGCCGGTGTTCCCGCGCTCGTCGTGGTCCCGACCGTCTCGCCCTGCGCCACCAGCCGCGCCGTAGCGGTCAGCAGGCCCGAGCGCTGCATCTGCCAATTGATCTGGTCGAGCACGCAGCCCGAGTACATCGCGTAGCGCGGCACCTCGGGCATGCCGGTCTCGATCGACATGCTGGGCAGCGTCCAGGACCCCGACTGGAACTCATGGCTGTACGGCGCTTCCGCACCCGTGGTCGTCGGCGCGCCAAACGCCGCCTTCAGCCAGAAGCCGAAGGCCTCGGCGTCGAGCGGCACGACGATGTCGCCATCGGCGGTCACCGCGTCCTTGATCGGCGCCAGCGGATCGCGGCCGTAGCCCAGAAGCTCCGAGTTCAGCAGCGGCTGTTCTGCCCCCAGCGAGGTGCTTGCGAAGGGCATTCGGATGAAGCCGCTCACGGGCGGCGTTCCATAGGTCGTTTCGAACGCAAGCGCCATCAGCGCCCGCGCCCCCTGGGCTCGTGCCATGGTGTTCTCCTCGGGTTATCGGGATCAGCCGAGCGGGTCGGCCGTGGAATAGTGCAGCACCACCGGGATCACGGCTGCCTTCAGGCTCGCCGCGCCCTCGACTGGCAGATCGACCGGGCGCGGGCCTTCGGCCTCGACCCAGTCGCAGAGCCCGCCCAGCGTGCGGTCGGCGGCAAGCCCTGCACCGACGCTGGCAGTCAGCGTGTCGAAGGCGGCGTCACGGTCGGTGCCCTGCACGACCGACTCGATCTCGGCGCGGTGCTGGTAGTGGTAGCGCAGGGGCGACAGCGTGACCTCGGGCTCTCCCGGCTCGCCGTCGCGCAGGATCAGTAGGCCTTCGATCGGCACGCGCTCGGGCAGCACCTCACCCCGCAGGGCGGTGGCGGGCATCGCTGAAAGCCGCGCGTGCAGCGCGTTTAGGATGGTTTCACGGATGGTGGGCATATCAGTTGCAGCTTTGGGTCCATGTTTTGAGCATAATGGTCAGCCGCAGGGGGAGAGGCTCTTACTCGAACCAGCCACTGTCATCAAAGAAGTGATCTACCAATTTCAATTTCGTCGGAGTTTCGACCTTTGCCTCGAAAACCATCCAAAATGGAAAGTCATGAGATATTTCCGCTGCATCGTTCTTTGGGCCATAATGCAGCGTTACAGGAGCAATGCCCGAGAACCGCACGAGCACATTCTCAGCGGAGATCGAAACTATTTCGACATCGTCATCATCTATCCAAAGATCGACTTCATAGCCGCGCCCGGAGAGCAAGCTGATGGTGTCAAAGTTTTCTGTAACAAGCGCGTTCATCATGGTCTCGTACACGCTTTTCTCGAGGGCGTTTTGAACTGAACTGCGGCACTCAGAGAACGAGATCAAAAGCCCTTCCAACGCGCCGACCGCTTCTGCGATGAAGGCATCAATCGCTTTTGGATCTTGTTGTAGAGTTTTCGGACGAACATGCGTCGCTTTGTTCAGTTCGTTGATCGCATCAATGGCTTCTTTATGAAGCTCGTCGACATCTACCCCTAAAGACTCGATGAATTCGTCCGAGAACCCTCCCTGCGTCGCATACGTCGCGCGCTGACGCCGAGTAACCGTTGGCGTATCTTCTGCTTGCTCGAACCACCTGCATTTTCGGACTTCTTCGTCTGGAGCCAGCGTGTGCAGAAGGTGACCGAAGAGTTCACGCAAGCCTGCAGCAGACAGGTGCATCCGGACGGGATTTTCCATGTCTCGCGCTACCCGTAGGCTTCCAGCCAACAAGTCCCGTGAGAAATCATCCGGTAGAAGATCTTGTAGGTCCATTGCCGGGTAGCTCCGATCGATTCAGGAAAAAGTGTCTTTGAAGCAATAGCCTGTTTCATATCTTGGTCTCTAGCCAGTTTGCCACAATCAACCCCGGCACGGCCTCATGGATCCGCGCCGCATCGCGCGCCAGATCCAGCCGCTTCGGCAACTTGACCTGCGGGACCAGGAGGAAGATCGGAGCGGTGACCTGGTTGCGGCCGGTTTTCGCACGCGATGCCACCGCCTGTCCGCGAGTGTTGATGCGGGCCCCGTCAGCGACGAGGAGGCTGGGTCCTCGGCGGCGATAGACAAAGCGCAGGCGCAGACCGCGCCGCTGTTCCCATTCGCCCGGGGTGATGCGGCGACCGCGCAGGCCCCGACCTGCTGCTGCGGTCGGGATCGCGAGGTAGAACCCAGCTTTCGAGCGGATCAGCGGACCAGTGTCGTGCGCACCGACGATGACCGGGGCTTTGGACCAGACCAGCGCGGCGGCATCAAGGCTCTCGCCTGCGCGCGGAAAAGTCTGGTTGCGGATCGAGTTGGCGAGCCGTCGCCCGAGCCCTGCGCCGGTGATCTGGCCGCGCCAGGCGGTCTTCAGCCCGGTCCCGGCCTCGCGCATGGCGGCGGTGACGGCCTTCTCGCCGGCGTTCACCTCGGCGGCCATGGCGGCGACGAGATCGGGCGTGATGTCGAGTTTCAGTTTCAAGCTGGCCTCAAGTCCACGGTCCAGACGATCCGCTCTCGGTCGCGGACCGGCTCGCCCTGGATAAGGAACGCGTCGCCATCAATCTCGATCCGGTCGCCGGGGCGCGGGTTCGCGACATCGGCCACGCGAAGGTCGATCCGGGTCGTTTCAGACCAGAGCCGGGCATCGCCGAAGTCGGTGATCGAATCCGCCTGCCGCGAGACGACACGTACCAGCACTGGCGCACCGCCATCGGAGGTGTAGACCGCTTCCCGCCCAATGTTCGGATCGGCAAAGAGCGCGTCAACCACGGCGGCAAACGCTGTCATCAGAACGAAGCGTTCAGGCGCACGCGACCGATGGTGTCACCGGCCCCGCCTGCCACGGCTTCTGTCGCAACGCCGATCAACGTGTTCGATGTTGCCACGCTTGTGGTGCGCTTGTTGGTGTCATCCCAATAGACCTTGGCACCCGCGGTCCAGGCCTGTGAGCCAACCTTGGTTAGGTCGAACACGCCGACGAGCGCGGTCTCGACGGGATCGCCGAGGGCGGCGGCGCCCGCGGCGATGCCGAAGATGGAGCCGACGAGCAGCCCATCGCCGGAGGCGACGGCATAGGGCGCGGTCAGAGTGATGGTGTTGCCGGGCTGGACGTAGTTCTTCATTGCGGGATCCTTTGCAAAAGCGAACGGGCGGCCCGATTGGACCGCCCGTCAGAGGTGAGATGTCAGGGATGGCCCGGTTTACGCACCCGGGTTCTTGTAGAGGCCGCGCCAGTCGATGGCCTTGGCCCCGAAGTCGAGGCGACACTTGATTTCGACGCCATCGACGTCGAAGCCATTGCGGGTCTCGATGTAGGCACCCTGTTGACCCTCGAGATAGGCATATTCGATAGTGTCGATCTGGTTCGGGCTGGCCGCCAGATACCAGGCGGTTTCGCTGACCGCATCAAGCCGGGGCTCGCTGATCGGCGCGAGCGTCCGGATCGACTGCGGCACCACGCTGGACGTTGCGGCGGGCACGAGGTTCTGCGCGACCAGCTGCTCGGCCTTCAGCTCCAGCGAGGCGGGCACGATCAGGAACGCAGGCCGAACGTTCAGCACCGTCTTCTTGTCGAGACCGGTCTGCTTGGCCATGGTGGCACGGGCCGCACCGACGCTGCTCACGTCGAGCGCCGCCCCGGTGCCCGCGAGGTTCTTGTGGGTGGTGTGGAACAGAGCGTTGCCGTCGGCCATCGCCGGGTTGGCGGTGATGATGCCCCAGACAACGTCGCTTTCCAGCTGCGCGATGGAGTTGCCATACATCGCCGGGATCCGGGTGAAGGCGTCCAAGTCGTCGTTGATCAGCGTCTGGCGGGTGATCGCGACCACCCGGCCATAGGTCTTGACCTTGTAGCTCTCCTTGCTCTCGCCGAGCGTGCCGCGCTTGAACTCGCCGCTCTCACCGACCTCCAGAAGCTGCGGCGCTTCGCCGAGCTGCACCCGGTGCATCGCCTTGAAGTCGGTGGCCAGCACCTGGCGGCAGAACAGCATGAAGGTGCGGGGATAGGCATCATAGGCCTGCCGCAGGGTTTTGTTGGTCACCGCCGACAGGATCTCGGGGAAGTCCGAGGTCGAGTGCAGCGCGCGCGTCGCAACCTCGTCGCGCGACAGGCCGCGCGTATTGACCCCGGCATTTCCGAGGCTTTCGCGGGCCAGTTCCATGAGCGTCATGCCGCGATACTGGCGCGCCGCGTCCTCAAGCTGGAACAGCGTCGGGCTATAGCGGTGCAGCAGTGCATTCGCCACGGCGTCGCGGCGCGTGATCTGCTCATCGCGGCCACCAAGCGGGATCGACACCTGGCTGAAGGTGCGGGTTTCCTCGGATTTGGAGGCGACCTGATCGAGGATCAGACGGCGGGCTTCACCGATATCCGTCCCGCGTTTCACCAGATCCTCGGCAAAGCTGCGCTCGAGGTTCAGACGGCCTGCCAGATCATAGATTGTAGAGACGCGATCTCGCTCGGTTTCGCGCGCGCGAGTGGCGACTGCCTCTGTATCGGGTGCAGCAGCGGCGTCGGGTTTCTGGGGCTTGGGCTGGGCCCGGGTTTCAACTGCGGCACCCTTCGGATCGGGCGCAGCCGGTTTCGGTTCGGTCATTGTGGTGTCCTCCGTTTCAACCGGCTCGGTCGGCTGGGTGGTGGCGGGGGTCGCGGCGTCGAGCGCCGGGGTTTCGGTCTTGTCCGTCATCGGGATCGGTCCTTTCGTGGTGGGAGGGGCGTCCCGGCGGTGGAGGACGCAGTCGTGAAGGGGATGCTGGGCGCGGAAGCCCGCGGCGGGATCGGCGCCGACAGCGACGGCGGACACCTCGAAGGGCGTCCAGTCCACCGCGCGCCAGAGTTCGCGGGCGGCTTCGGGTTTCGAGACCTCGAAGCGGTGGACCTGATAGCCGATGGAGACCGCGCGGATATGGCCCGCCTGGATATCGCGCCAAATCGGTTCGACATCTGCGCGTTCTGAGATCCGGACCTGCGCGATGCCCCGGCCGTTTTCGATGCGCGCTGACCCAGGCACAACCGAGCCGATCACGGCATCCAGCGTGTCGATCTCGTGCACCTTCAGAAACGGCGCGCCTGCGTTCAACCGATCCAGCCGCACATGGTCCGGATCGAGGCTAAGCTCCTCATCATAGGGTTCGCCGAACAGGGTCGACCGGCGGACCCGAGCGCCTGCCGACCAGATCACTTCGACGGTGCGGGCGTCGGTATCGGCTGAGTTCGGCGCAAGCTCCGCCATCCGACGCAAGGCCGGGATTTCGATCATCGTGTCCATGTTGGTCAGTCCTGTTGGTCGGCCTGCGCCGGATCGGTTTCCGGATCGGTGGTGGTGTTGTCGGCATCCGGATCATCGGCGGCCGGATCGCTTGCCCCTTCATTGGATTGGGCGCTGCCGGTCTTGGTGACGCGCCGTGGGTCGCTGTCGAGCACCAGCCCAAGATCGTCGAGCTTCGCGTTCGTGGCGGCGATCTCGGCCAGCACGGCGTCGGGGTTGCGCCCCTGCCGCGCGATCACCTCAGCCAGCGTCATGGTGCCGGAGCGGATCGACAAGAGGTTCGCCATGGCTTCCTTCTGTGGATCCACGGCCTCGAATTTCGGCGGCGACCATTCCACCGGCACATCCGGCGTCGGGATCTGGCCTGCTGCCCATGCCGCATCGGTGAACCACCGCCACACCGGCGCGCAGAACATCGGGATGAAGAGCTGCCATTGCACTGCGTCGATCTGGCGGCGGAACTCCACGAGCCCCGCCCGGATCGATGAATAGTTGACCTGGCTGAGATCGCCGGTGAGCAATTCATAGGGCACCCGGAACCCGGCCGAGATCGTGTGCAGGCTCGCCCGCTTGTATTCGCCGTAGCCCCCCGTCGCCGAGGGCTGGTTGAACCGAATGTCCTTCCCGCCGCGGGCATAGGCGATGAGCCCCGGCTCGAACTGCTCGACCCGGTTGCCGTCGGCATCGACCACCGAGGGAGCGATGCCCTGCTGCGCCTCGTCGTCGCCGAAGACGATGGCCGTGACGCAGGCCTCGGTCTTCTTGCGGACCAGTTCGGCGACCTCATAGTCGTCAAGATCACGCAAACTTCGGATCACAGGCGCACCCCAGGGAACGCCGCGCGCCTGCGTGCGCTGCTTCTCGTAAACATGGGCGATCTCGGTCGCCGGGACCGGGCGGCTTTGCAGGCCGTTTTGCAAGGTGCCATAGGCATCGCCGGGGTGTTCGGCATGCAGCCAATAGGCCCGGCGTTTGCCGACCGGGTTGAACTCGATCCCTTGGACCAAGCGTCCCGAGCCAATGGCGCCGGACTTCGTCGCGTCGAGGAAGTCGGCTTCCAGCACCTGCAGTTGCAGCGGCACCGGCAGGCCGTCCGAGGATCGACGCAGGCGGCGGCGCACAAGCACCTCGCCCGCCTCGACCATCTCGCGGCAGATCAGGGTTTGCAGGCCATAGAAGTCGAGCTGGCCGTCGGCATCGGCGGAGTCCGACCACCGGGCGAAAAGCGCATCGACCTTGCGGTCCAGTTTGTCGTTGCCGCTCGCCGCACGGGGCATGATGCCCGCGCCGACGATGTTGTTCACAAGCACTGCCACGGCCTTGGCCGCGTGGGGATTGTTACGGACCAGATCGCGCATCCGGTCACGCAAGAGCGCCCCGGCCACGCCAACCTCGGTGTCGGCGGATGTGCCCGGCGCGCGCCAGCCTTCAGTGCGCCGCCCTTTGGCCGCGCCATCATAACCCCGCGTCAGCGTCTCGAACGCCTGCCTTGCTAGGACACGACGGGCCGCCGTGCGTGGCGCAACCGAGGCTATGGCGTGGTCAAACCAGTTGGCAGACATCAGAGATCTCCGCGCGAGAAGCCCGCGAGCCCTGCGATCGGCAGTGGCCGTGTCGTCCCCGCGATAGCGCGCTCAATGGTACGAATACGCGCCAGCAGATCTTCGGCCGAACCGTAATCCACCGACTTGCCATCATAGCTGACCCGGGTCGTGCCGCTGGCATAGGCCCGGCGCAGGGCCGACAGCTCGGTTTCCGTCCAGTCGGTCATGTCAAAACCATCCTCCACGCCGTCCGAGCCAGTCGGATTGGCGTTTGCCTTGAGCCGTCTGTGCTTGCCTGTTGATCTGCCCTGCCGGATCTGCAGAGGCATCAGCGACCCCAAGTTGATCCTCGAGGTCGCGCCATTTCTCGTCGGGCCAGCGATCCGCGCCCGCGATCCAGGCGGCGGAGCGGGCGTAGACCCGGCAATCCAGCGCCTCGTTGCGTTCGCGCAGTTTCTGCCATTCCAGTCGTGCGAAGCCACGCTTCGTACGCACCGTTACCAATTGCTCGGCAACGAACTGCTTCAGCCATTCGTTTTCGACCCAATGCGGCAGATGCACCGATCCCGGCGGGAACACCGCCCCGTCGGACATGTCCTCCTCGGTTGGGCGCGCCAGACGCAGGAAGCGGTAGGTCTCGGCCTTGAAGGTCGACACCGCCACGGTCCAAAGGCGCGCCCCGCGTCGCAGACGTTTGCCGCCCTCGGTCGCATCCACATAGGTGGGCCCCGACACCGGGCTTGCTCGGTTGAACCCTTCGACGCCCTTTACCGGCGACACCTGCGCAAACCCCTGAGCTCGCGACCAGCCATAGACCGCCGGGGCCTCGTAGCCGGTGTCGATGGCGAGCCGCGCGATCTTCAGATGCGCACCACGCTCGTGTGGCCAGGTCCGGTCCAGCAGCGCCGTCAGATCGCCCCAAGCCTCATGCCTGTCGGGACCGCCTTCGATCACGATGTGATCGACGAGCCAGCTTTCCAGCCCTCGTCCCCAGGCCCAGACATCGATCTCGATCCGGTCCTTCTGCACGTCGGCCCCGGCCGTCAGGAACAACCCGCCCGCCGGGACAATGCCCGGTTTCCAGCGCTCTCGCTGGTCGTAGAGCCGCTGCCAGTCCGGCGCTTCGCCGGTCTCAACCCATGTCTCGCCGAGGATCGTGTTGCGGAACGCCTTGATCGCTTCGTCCGACCCCTGCGCCGCGTCCCATGCCCGCACGATCCGCTCCCAGCTCAGCCAGCCGATCGGCGAATAAATCGCTGAAAGGTGATACCCGACCGTGGTCGGGTCAGCGGCGACGGCGGTCGCCCGCCATTCGCCGCCCTCCAGCATCGCCGTTTTGTGGTGTTCGGCGATGGGCGTGTCGCAGCCCTCGCAGTGATATTCGGCCGTTTCCGGTTGTCCCTTTTCCCAACGCAGCCGTTCAAATTTCAGCCACTGCATCGCGCCGCAATGCGGACATGGCACGAAGAACCGACGTTGATCGCTGGCATCGTAGTCCCGTTCGATCCGGCTCATCCCCCGAATGGTCGGCGTCGAGACCAGGAACACCTTGCGCCGGTGGGCGAAAGTCAGCGACCGTGCCTCGGCCAACGTGACCGGGTCGCCTTCCTCGTCGGCCGAGGCCGGATAGGCATCGACCTCGTCGAGGAAGATGTAGCGCGCCGGGGTCGAGCGGAGACCTACCGCCGAATTCGCCCCGGTCATGATCAGGATGCCGCCCGCGAATTCCTTGGACAGCATGGTGTTGCCGGCGTCGCGCGAGCGCGCCGGTTTGACCCGCTCCCGCAACTCCGGGCTTTCGTCGATCAGCGGGTCGATCCGCTGGCGCGAGTTGCGCTTGGCCAATTCCACCGTCGGCTGGACCGCCAGCATCGGCCCCGGCGCCTGGTGGATCGCGAACCCTATCCAGTTGTTGCCCGCTTCGGTCGCACCGACCTGCGCGGCCTTCATGAACACAATCCGTTGGGTCGGATCGCCGGGGCTCAAGCGGTCCATGATCTCGCCCATGTAGGGCGTACGCGCCGTGCGATACCGCCCGGGTTCGGCCGATGCGCGACCCGAAAGCATCCGGTGCCTGTCCGCCCATTCCGACACGGTCAGGTCCGGATCGGGCGTGAGGCCCGCGCCCCAGGCACGCAGGATCTCTGCCGCGCCTTCAAAATCCAGAAAATCGTCGGCATCACCGGAGATCGGGTTTGACCTCGGCAAGATCGTCGAGCTGGGCACGGACATGTTTCTCCAGAACCTTCTGCATTGCTGCAGGCTCCACACTCAGATCGGCCGCCATCAGCGCCGCCGCGCGGGCGGGCCAGTTCACCCAAACGTCGCGCTCCTGCCGCGCCAGCCGGAACACCAGCGACAACGCGCGGGCCCGGTCGATCAACTCGCCTTTCAGCTTTTGCAGCCGGAGGCGGCGCTCCTGCGCCTTCAGTACTTCGTTCGCGGTCTTGGCCTGCAGGAAGGTGGTTCCGCTGCCGATTTGTGGCGCGGCCAGACCCTGTTCACGGAGCGTCTCGCCCACGGCGGAGACTGCGGCCTCCGGGACGGGTTTGAGCTTCGGCTGTGGCGCTTTTCGGGTCTTGGACGGATCGGTTGCTTCGGCGCGCAAGGCATCGCTGGCCGCCGCGTCAATGCTGCCATCGCCATGCAGAACCAGCCGCCCTGTCGCTTTGGCCTTCTGGATTGCACCACGTGAAAGGCCGACGCGGGCGGCATACTGGCGCTCGCTCAGACCCTCCATGACGCGCCTCTTAGATCGGGTAGCGGAACCAGGCTGTGACCGTTCCACCATTCGTATCAACGCCGCCGATCACGGTGCGGAAACCGACGACATCTCCGGCCGCAAAGGCAACGGGCGATTGGGCAAAATCCATGAAGGCCCGGTCCCCAGACGTGATCTCAACACTGCGGCCAGAGCTTGCGCCGTTCTGGCGGACTTCGACCTCAGCGGGACCCGTGCCTTCAATGACCAGACCGACCGCGAAGAGTTCGCAATCGAAGGGTACGAAGACGCCGACGCCGGAGGGCGACTCGTTTCCGTTTCCGAAGGACCATTCGAAGACACCGCTGCTGAGGTCGGCGCCTTCCTCGGCCCAGATGCAGAACACGCCGTAGCGCGGCGCCGCCGCCGGGATATGATGCCCCGTCACAACAGGTCCCCGGTGGCGATCAGCTTGGCGATCTGATGCTGCGCCGCCCGCGCATAGCAGAAGGCGCTGCCTTCATAGGTGACGCAGGTGCCGCGATTGACCTGATGGGCTGGCGCGTCGGGCGCGTTGGGGATCGTATCCGCGAAATGCACAAGCACGGCCTGATTGGTTTCGGCCTCGACCATTAGAGGGCCTTGGCCGATTTCCTGCCATTCGGCTGTCAGCTGGTAACGGCGTGTTGGCATGATCGGCAATCCTTACATAAAGCACTGATATTGCTTTGATTAAACTGGATAAGCGCCCGCTACAGAGCGAAGCTGCTTACAACGAAACGACGCAGCCCAAGGAGCCGCTACGATGACCCGCCTGAACCCGCAGACAACGCCCCGCCACCAGCTTCGCGCCGAGAAGGCACGCCGCAACAAGGAGGCGGCTTTGAACGCCTTCATCGGCAAGAAGGCCGAGATCGACGAGATGCTCGCCCGGCTTCAGACCCTCAGCGACGAGCATTTCAACTGCCACCCCGACGAGATCGGCTGGGCGACGGTTGGCAGCCTCGAGCACTACGCCAGCCTCCTGAAGCGCATCACCGACAGCGCCTTCGGTGAAGGCGAATACGCGGAGTGAGCCCAATGACCAGCACCCTTGCAGAGCGCTACAACCTCGAGGCCACCCGCCTGATGCCGCACATGGGCAGCGACCTGCAGGTCGACCCGACCATCAACACCGCGAGCGAGATCGACGAGATCGTGTTTCGCCGCAGCGAATATCTCGGCGGCATGGCGGCCGTCCTGCTCGCCCTGATCGCGCGCGACAACTGAGCCATCGCGCGTCGGTCCCGGCCCGCCCAAGCGGCGGGCTCGCCCCGGTAGAAGCCTCGCATTCCGCGCGGCTCAAAACCCGGAGGCAAACATGACCAGACTCACAGACACCCAAGCCATCATTCTCAGCGCCGCAGCCCAACGCGACGGCCATATCGCCTTGCCGCTGCCAGAGAGCCTGCGTGGCGGGGCAGCTACCAAGGTGGTCGGCGCGATGCTCGCCAAAGGCTTCCTCGAAGAGGTCGACGCCGATATCCGCAACGGTGAGCCCGTCTGGCGCGAGACCGGCGACGGTCATGGCGTTACGCTGGTTGCGACCGACACAGGCCTCGCCGCCATCGGCATTGAGACTGACAGCGCGGAAACCAAGCCAACCGAGGATGCAGCACCAAAGACGCGCACCCCGCGTGAAGCCACCAAGCAGGCCACCCTCATCGCGATGTTGCGCGCGCCAGATGGTGCAAGCATCGCGGAAATCATGGCGGCAACCGGATGGCAGTCACATACCGTACGCGGCGCTATGTCCGGCGCGCTCAAGAAAAAGCTCGGGCTCGAAATCACCTCGGAGAAGGTCGAGGATCGGGGCCGCGTGTACAAACTGCCAGCCGCTTGAGGTATCCGAGCACGTTGAACTGATCGCCGTCGTCCCAGTGGGGCGGCGGTTTCTCATTTGGCGCTTCGCATTCGGATTGCCTCGAACACCCGCCGCAGGGCGAAAGATCGGGCGATGCTCACCACTGTGAAGATTGCACCCATTTTCAGGTTCTGAGCCAGTGTCGTCTGCAATCCGAAGATCGGGAAGATCAGGATCTGCGTAAGAACCGCGACACCGTAGCCGACAAGCACATTGGCGACGGCTTCGGCCAGCGACATGAGGCGTGACTGTTTCATCCCGCCGCCTCATCCATCGGCCAGCAATTGAGCTGCAAGAGTTCGGAGCGCATGCGCGGCAACCAGTGGGACCACGCCGTTGCCGCAGAGCCGAAGGCGGTCCACCCGGTGGGCCAGCCCATCAGCGCCTCGACGAACAGCGGGTTCAAGGTCCGGCGCGGCTCGGAGGTATCGCTCCCAGCCATCGGCGTCATCAGGACCTGGCGGCCAAGCAGGCCGTTCACCGGCGTGTTCGCCAATGTCGTCGCCCCATCCTTGTGATCCCGCGCCGTTGGCGTCATCCACATCTGGCTGGCGCTGGTCAGATCGGCCGATTTGCGATTGCCCGCGCTCGGCTTGTTCCCGTCCGTCGCCATCGGCGTCGGCCAGTCCCGGGCCATCCCGTCCAACCCCTTCTCGTGCTTTCGGGCACCGCCCCGGCTCCGGAAACTGTCGGTCTGTGGCGTTGGCCACATCGCGGCCGTCGTCGCGAGATTCATCCCATGCTTGCCCGCTTCCTGTGACGGCGTCGGTTTCGTCTGCCTGTTCTCGTTGGCGCTGGCGCGGGGCGTCGGCCAGAGCCGGAGCATCTCGGTCCGGTTCCCGCCACTCGACCGGGTCCCGGAGCAAGCGCGCGGGGTCGGCCAGTTGGTCGTGCTCGCGGATGGCGAGGATGAAGAGCCGCTCGCGCTTGTGCGGCGCACCGACTTCCGCCGCCGTGAAGAGGCCCGCCGCAAGGCGGTAGCCCATGCCGACCAGCCCTCCGGCGACTTCGGGGAATCCGAGGCGGAGATGATGAGCGACATTCTCGAGGAAGACGAAGGGCGGCTGGACCTCGCCGATGATCCGGGCGACATGCGGCCAGAGGTGGCGCGGATCGTCCGCGCCTCTGCGTTTGCCCGCGACGGAGAACGGCTGGCACGGATAGCCCGCAGTGACGATGTCCACCGCGCCGCGCCACGGGCGGCCGTCGAAGCTGGCAACATCGTCCCAGACAGGCGCTGGATCCAGGGCCGCCTCTTCCATCCGTGCCACGAGAATGGCCGCGGCGTAGGTTTCCCGTTCGACATGGCCCACAGTTCGATATCCGGGCATGGCGATGGTGAGCCCGAGGTCGAGCCCGCCTGCGCCGGAACAGAGCGAGAGACCGAACAGGTCTCCGTCTCCGGAAGCGCCCCCGGAGGGATGTAAAGCCAGGTCATGCATCGCCTCAGCGTGGGTTGGCCGTCAGATCGGCGAAGGTCTGGCCAGTCCCGTCCAGCACGGCCGCTTGACCGGTGAACTGCTGCCATCGCTGGATGGCGACATCGACATAGGCCGGGTTCAGTTCGATCCCGAGGCAAACTCGTCCCGTGGTTTCGGCCGCGATCAGGGTGGTGCCGGATCCCATGAAGGGCTCGTAGACCGCCTGACCGGGGCTGGAATTGTTCAGAATTGGCCGACGCATGCATTCGACGGGCTTCTGGGTCCCGTGCACGGTTTCCGCATCCTGATCTTTGTTGGCGATTTGCCAGAGCGTCGTCTGCTTGCGGTCGCCCGCCCAATGGCCCTTGCCGGTTTTTTTCACAGCGTAGAGGCAGGGTTCGTGCTGCCAGTGATAATCGCCGCGGCTCAGCACGAGGCGATCCTTGGCCCAAATGATCTGGGACCGGATGTTGAAGCTAGACGCTTCGAGGCTCTCCGCAACCGTCGTCGCATGCAGCGCGCCGTGCCAGACATAAGCGACGTCACCCGGGAACAGCGCCCAGGCCTCGCGCCAATCCGCGCGGTCATCATTCAGCACCTTGCCGGTGCGCTTGGTCGCGGCAGCTCCCGCCTTGTTGCGCCAGCCCGGATCGTATTCGACGCCATAGGGCGGATCAGTGACCATCAGCAGCGGTGTCACATCGCCGAGTAGACGCTTGACGTCCGTGGCCACCGTCGCGTTCCCGCAGAGCAGCCGATGCTTGCCCAGCACCCAGAGATCGCCGGGACGACTGATCGGGGTCTCGGGGGCCTCTGGAACATCGTCCTCGCCCTCGCGGGAGGCGGTTTCGGGGTCGACCTCACCGGCCAACAGGGCCTCAAGCTCAGCGTCATCAAACCCGATGAGCGACAGGTCGTAGTCCTCGGCCAGCAGATCGTTCAGCTCGGCCGACAGCAGCGCTTCGTCCCATGGGCTTTCTGCCAGCTTGTTGTCCGCGATACGGTACGCCCGACGCTGCGCCTCGGTCAGGTGTCCCAGCACAATCACTGGGGCCTCGGTCAGCCCCAGCTGCGTGGCGGCCAGCACACGGCCATGTCCCGCGATCAACTCGCCATCGTCGGCGACCAGGCACGGAACCGTCCAGCCGAACTCCGCCATGCTGGCGGCGATCTTCGCGACCTGATCCGAACCGTGCAGCTTCGCGTTCTTCGCGTAGGGCTGGAGCTTGGCTAGCGGCCACATCTCGATCGCATCCGGTGCAAAGCTCAGGGTCATTCGGTTCGCCTCAATCGGGTGGATTCCGGACACCAGCCGCCAGCCTGGACTCCACGAGGGGTCCAACGGCCACCGGGCGTGTCCGGTGCCAAAGGTTTGTTTTGTTGCGGTTTTCAGCAGGTCGCGGGTGGATACCCGCCGGGGTGGCTTCCCAAAAAATCGACCCTGACGCTGGCGATATTGCGCGCTTCGCCCGCCAGCATACGAATGTCGCCAGGAAGGAACCAAGAACTCAACGGGTTAGCCCATCGGACTCCGGCTGGACCCTTCGCTGGACCCGGGAAGCCAGCGGCGCGGCGTCTGCCTGCGCGCTCCTCTCCCGAGCATAATCGTTTTCTAACGGCCTCGACGAAATGTGTAAGGTCCTGCGATGTACACCCGAAAATTTCCTCAGAGGACGATTTTTCTTGACAGGCGATTGGCGTTTTCGATGACGAACTGCTGCGAGCGTCGGGGCGACGGCACGCGACCGTTCAGCCGCCAGGTGATCACCGCAAGGCCGTACTGCCAGCGCTTGGTCGCGGCCGTGCGCGACAGACCGAACTGCCAGCAGATCGGCTTCCACGCCATGCCGTCGGCGCGGGCCCAGACCAGGCGCCCATCCTCGGGCTCGAGCCAACGCAGCCAGAGCATCGCTTCCTCGGCCTGCGTGATCTGTCGCGGGCTGGGCCTCGGGCGACGCATCTGCGGCTCCTGGCCGACCTTGTCGGCGAAGCTGTGGAAATACTCGGGCCATGCGTTGAAGAAGCCCTGCGGCATCACGCCCGGCATCTGCCGCATCACGCCCGCCGCAAGTTCCAGCCGGTCCTGCACCTGCGCTGTGGTCCACTCACCCATGGCGCGCCTCCCGTTCCCGCTTGCCGTAGAGACGCTCGCCGAGCTGGCGCACCAGCTCCCGCTCGGGCCAGGTCAGGCGGTCGTCGTCGACGGCGACGGCCAGCAGCCCCTGTTCCTTCCAGCCGTCGCGCTTGACCTCGTCGGGATTGCGGCGGTGACCGCCGTAGCCCTTGGGCGTGAACCGCATGCCGCTCATTGCACACCTCCCCGGGTCTCCAGCGCCCAGAGCAGGATCGCGATGGCGTCGGCCTCGTTGTCGTCGGCGGGCGAGAAGCCGCGCGCCCGGGCGGCCGCCATCATGGCGTCCTTGTTCGCGTTGCCCTTGCCGGTAGCGTGGCGCTTGATGGTGCCGACAGGCACGCCCTGATACGCGACGCCCGCGGTCTCCGCCCATGACGTCAGCGTGGCGAGCAGCCCGCCATAGACATGCGCCGCGTCGGTGCCGACGTGTCTGCGCACCTCCTCGAAATGGATGGCGGTGATGGCTCCAGCGTCGTGAGCCAGTTGCTCGAGCCAGCCCCGGAACCTCAGGTAGCGCATGCCGCCGCCGTCATAGCGGCTCGGTCGGAAGGATACGGTGCCGCTGGTGATCAGACCGTCCGCAGCCTGCAAAGCCCAGCCGGTCGTGGTGCCGAGATCGAGGGCGAGGACGACCGGCACGCCGGGGAACGGGGCGCTCATGGGTGTCGGGGTCAGAGATGCGTGGGCCATGATGGGCTCCTTTCCGGGTTGCTGATCGATGGGGTGATGGGCAGGGCATGCGGGGCTCATGGATCGAGCTCCCGTAGCCAGTCGGGGATGGGTGAACCTTGGGAACCTCGGATCGGAGGTTCCCCTGTAGGTTCCCCGGCATAACCCCCTGATCTCGAATGGTTTAGGGAACCTCGGTAACCTGGGGAACCTTTTTCGGGATCATCCTTCGCATGTGCGTGCGCGCGCGTGTGCGTAAGGGTTGAAAGAGGTTCCCCAGGTTCCCCAGGTTCCCCTCGTCCAATGATCTCAGACACTTGAGCCGGGGAACCTCCGGTTTGGAGGTTCCCCTCGCAGGGCCGAGGTTCCCCAGCCTGAGGTTGTTCAGGCCCACGTCGGGACGGACGGCCCTCGCAGACCTCAAGTTTCCAGCGCGTCGCCTTGTGTTCGATCCCGGCTTTGACAACGCGCACCTTCCGCGCACCGATGCCAAACACGCGGTCCCGCATCTTCTTGATGGCGATCCCGAAGCTGGTCTTCTGCGCGCGGTCCGTGTGACCGGTGATGGGGGGCGCCGGATCGCAGAACAGGGCCACGTCGAAGAGGTCGGCCGCGCCCACCTCGGCGGTTCCGAAACGATCCCACCAGGCGGCGATGAAGGCGCTCCAGCCCGCGCCCTCGCTGTCGGAGGCCTCCATCATCTCGTCGAGATTGCCGAGGAAGCCGGGAATACCCGCGACCTCGAGCACGCCGCCGACGACATGCGCCCAGTTCTCGAAGGAGCCGATAGTGCGCGCCCCGCGCGGCTTTCCGGCGGCGATCCACGCCTGGCATAGCGTGAGGCAGGCGGCGACCAGCCGGGGGCGGTTGGCACGCACCCATGTCATCAGATCGGGATGGCGGAAGCCGGTGCGCTGCCACGGGCGCTCCTCGTGGGGATCGAGCCGGATGCGCAGGAGGCGGCGCGCCATCTCATTGGAGAACTCGGGGTTGTTGCCGGTGGCGATCCAGAGGCAGCGGATCGGCAGCCGCGCCATTTCCGATGCGCCGAGGATCCGGTCCTCCCAGAAGGGCGCCGTCAGGGCGGCTGCAACGGCGGAGCTGTCGAGCTTGGCGCGCAGGTTGTCGATCAACACGATGGCGGGGATCTGGCGCAGCTTCGCGGTGACGCGCTTGCGCCATTCGTCGTCGTCGCGCCCTTCGGTCATGACGCTCGCGCCCGAGCCGGTAAGGATGGTGGCCACGGCATCGACCATGAGCGTGGCGCCGGAGCCGGGGCTGGGCTTCTCGATCAGGTGCAGCGGCGTCGGCCCATCGATCATGCCCCGCAGGAAGCCGAGCAGCAGCAGCGCGATCACATGCGCCATCTCGGCGGGACCGACGAAGGGGAAGTCGCCGAGCAGATCCTCGCATAGCAGATTGCGCGCGGCGGCGATCTCGGCGGCTGACGGCTTGGTCGGAATGGTCGGCACCATAAATCCGGGCGTCGGGGCATAGAGAAGCCGCGCGTCGGGATGATATCCCGGCGTGGTCAGCAGCGTGCCGCCGCGACCGAACACGGGCGTATTGACGATGCCAACCAGCACGGGCAGCGCGGGATCGGGCGTGGCCAGCACGGATTTGACCACTGCGATCGGCGGCGGGGCCGCGACCAGCTCGCCCTTGCCATTCAGCTTCTTCCAATGCGCCAGCCGCGCAAGCATGTGACGCAAGCGTTCCTCGGTAATCGCGGTGGCGACCGGACGGCCCTCGTCGTCAGGCACCACCCATGTCGGCTGCCCGGCGAAACGGAACACCCATGGTGTCCGGTTCGAGGCCATGAGCAGGCTCCAGACCCGCTCGACCGAGCGGGCGAGATCGCCCTCGTCGGCGCGCAAGGTGGGGATGGCCTCGCCGCTGCCCTGATAGTTGACCGGCCGGTGCTGCCCGATCAGTAGTGTGGGTTCGGCCTCGGTGATGGCCTCCGCATCGGCGATCAGGGCGGCGACAGCCTCGGGTCCTTCGCGCAGCAGCAGGTCGTTGAAATCCTCGCCTTCCTCGGGCGGCAGGACGACGGCCACGTCGCGCCCTTGCGCGCGCAGGCGCCGGGCGGCGGCCTCGGCGGCCCGCAGACCGGCCCCGGAGGTATCGTTGTCGGCCAGGATCACGACGCGCGGGACGCTTGGCGGCAGATCGACCTGTTCGAGGCCCGATGTCGACAACGTCGCCCAGACCGGCAAATCGGGGCATGCGGTCATCACCGCGAGGCCGGTCTCGATGCCTTCGGAAAGCCCAAGCCGATCGCCGTCGCCGAGATCGGCGAGACGCACCGCGCCACCAGCCACCCGGCCGAGCATCTTCTTCGCCTTGTCGAGGGGCGCCTTGGTGACCGCCACCTCATCGGTGGCGAGGTAGCTGCGGTGCAGGCCGATGACCGCGCCATCGCGGTCGCGGACCTGGCCAAGCATGGCCGGATAGCCGGTCTTCGTCTCCCAATGGGTCAGGTCAGGGTGAAACAGCAGATCGGCGGCCTCGGGCACCATCAGGCCCCGTCCGGTCAGATACCGCGCGACCGGAGAGCCCGTGATCGTCTCCGCACCCGTCAGGATGTGCGCGATCTCGAGCGCGGGATCGCGCTTCAATGGGGGCGGCGTCGGCGGCGCGCGACGTTCCGGCGCGCCGGGCGCGATGCCCGCGATCGCGGCCGCCTCGACGATCAGGGCTCGGCCGTCGAGCCCGGTCGCTTCCTCGATGGCGCTGATCGGGCCGCCGCCCTGATTGCCGTCGAAATCGATCCAGTCGCCGGCATGCGCACCGCGCAGGGTGATGACACAGGAGCCTGTGTTGCGCGGCGCGTCGCCCCGGATGTTGGCGAGCCGCCACTCGTCGCCCGACCTGCGCCCGTGCGGAAACAGGCGTGGCACCCAGACTTCCGCGGTCTCGCGAAGGCGCGCCACCACCAGGTCGAGATCGTAGCGCAGAGGCTCGCCGCCGAGCGGTTTGGCGTCGTTGAGGTCAAGCAAGGATCACCAGACCTTTCTCGGCCCGGGTGATCGCGGTGTAGAGCCATCGGTTGCGGTCGGCGGCGCTGCGCCCGAAACCGTCGTCGAACACGACGACGTTCTCCCATTGCGAGCCCTGCGACTTGTGGCAGGTGATGGCGTAGCCCCAGCTGGACTCGATCAACCCGCGCCGGATCTGCCATTCCCGTCGCCCGCGCTCGGGGTCGTAGGCGACATGATCGGCATATTCGCCGCGCCAGAAACTCTGTCGCCCGCCGAGGCTCACCCCGTCCTCGGTCTCGACCATGGCGCTGAAGGCGAAGGCGTCGTCCGGATCCTGCCGCACCTCGGTCAGGGTCAGGAACATGCCGTTGATCAGCCCGAGATCGTGGCGGTTCTTGAGGCAGATGATCTTCTCGCCGTGGCCGGTCGGATAATCGGCACCGAACCCGGCCGCGCGCTTCATCGCGGTGTTCAGCCAGCGCCGCGTCGCGTTGGTGCCGCAGATCACCTGGCCACCCTGGAGCATCTGCGCAGGACCGACCTCGTGGCGCGACATCTTCCAGACATGGTCGTCATGGGCGCCGGGTGGGATCGGCAGCCCCTCACGGGCCAGCGTCGCGAGCCGCAGGATGGCGCTGTCGCCCGCCTGGCGGTGCACCTCGGTCAGCATCACGTCCGGCACGGTCTCGGTGAAAAAGCCCGTGTCCTTCACGGGCGGCAGCTGCCCCGGATCGCCCAGCACGAGGATCGGCTTGCCGAAGGCCATGAGATCGTGGGCCATCTCCTTGCCCACCATCGACACCTCGTCGAGCACCAGGAGGTCCGCGTCGCGCAGGATCGACTGCTCGTTGATCAGGAACTTCGGCTGGTGGATGTCCTCGAGGCGCAACTCGAGCTGGGCGATGCGCGTCATTGCGAAACCCCGCTCGGCCGGGCCCATGCGCGGCAGGTCGCGCCGGAGCGCCGCCAGATCCTCGGTCGCGCGCGCGATCTCTTCCGGCGTCGCCTCCGAGACCCGGTAGATCAGGCTGTGGATGGTCTGCGCGGGCGTTCCCTTGCGCGTCATCACGAGCGCCGCCTTGCCGGTGAAGGCGGCGAAGAGCACGCCGCCAAGCCCGCCCGGGGTCATCGGTTCGAGCCCCAGCGCCTCGATCGCCATGGCGGTGATCGTGGTCTTGCCGGTCCCGGCATAGCCGAACAGCCGAAAGATCTGCTGGTCGTGCCGCCGCGTCTCGAACCAGTCGCGGATCGCGGCGATGGCGCGGCCTTGGGTATCGGAAAGGGTGATGGTCATGCGCGGTCCTCCCAGCAGCGGGTTGCGAAAGGGCAGAACCGGCAGAGGAAGAAGTCCGGGCTGGTCGCGATGCGGGGCAGAAGATCGCCCGCGTCCGCGGCGCGCAGCACGTCGACCGCCTTGTCCGACAGCGCCTGCGCGGCGGCCGGATCGAACGGCAAATGTTCGTGGTAGAGCTCGCAGGTGTCCTTGTTCAGCGCCGTGAAAAGCGCGGACCCGAGGCCCATGTAGGCCATGTAGATCTGCATCTGGCCGAAATAGACGGGCTTCGAGAGCTGCACGCCTTTCTTCGCAGTGTCCGACCAGGACGAGGCTTTCAGCGCCTTGTGCTCCCAGAGCAAAGGCCATTCGAGGCCGATCTCCGGGCCGCCGACGATTACGCCGTCCACATGGCCGCGAATGCGCCCGCCCGCCGTCTCGAAACCGAACTGGCCGCCAGCCTGCGTCTGCGTGCGCAGATCGAATCCGGCCTGCCGGAGCCAGCGGATTGCCAGATCCTCGAAGACATGCCCGGCCGCGAAGACGCGAAGAACGTGCCCCTCGAAATCCTTGCCGGGATCGGGCGGCGTGTGGGTGACCTCGTAGACCAGCCGCCGCGCGCAGGGTTCGCCGATGCGGCTGGCGCCCAGATAGTCGCGCGGGCGTTGGCCCTCGCGTTCGGCCTCCAGCGCGGCATCGATGCGGCCGTTGATCCGCGCGCCGAGGGGTTCCGGTTCAGAGGCGTCGCGGCCATAGACACAGCCGGATCCGTGATTGAAATCGACCAGCATCCTCACCCCCTCAGAACGGCACATCGCCGTTGTCGGACTGGCGCTGCATCGAAGCCTGAAAGCCGTCGACGCAGGCCTCGATCACGCGGTCGATGTCCGCAGCCGTGCGGTCGAAGAAGGGCGCCATCAGGCCCATCTCCGTCAGCGCCTCGGCGAGCATTCGGCGGGCCTCCACGATGGCGCGCGTCTCCATGTCGGTCTTGTCGATCATGCCGTGGTTCCTTTTGGCGTTGGCCGAGCCCGCCATCAGGCAAGCCATCGAGCAGAAGCGGTAATGAGGGTGACGATCCCAGCGCAGGCCGTGGCAGTAGCCGAAGCCCCGGGCCTCGCGACCGCAGTGAGCGCAGGGCACGCGCCGGGCGAGATCGGCGCGCGTCACCCCATGAGCAGCAGGTCCAGCGCGTCGCGCTCCTCCCTGTCCGGCGCGGCGGTCCGGCGCTCGGAGGACAGCACGATGAACCGGCTGATGGCGTTGGACGCCATGCATTCCAGATCGCGCCGGGTCAGGCTGGCGATGGGGCGGTCGAGACGCCCGCGCGCCTCGAGCCAGCGTCCCATCGCCAGTGCCGCCTCCGTGGTGACATGCGCCTGCCATTCGTCCGGGCTCACGGGTTCAGCCAAGCCGGGCCGCTGCCGGGTTTGGCGGCGGGCGGCGTCTGGTTGGCGGGCTGGGCCGGAGCCGACGGCGCACCCCAGGCAGGCGCCGCCGGCGCGGAGGCCGACTGCGGCTGGCCCCATGCCGGGGTCGCGGGCTGCGCGGCTGCGACGGCGGGCCGGGGCTTGTTCGAGGGCTGGGCGGGCACGGGCTCGCCCGCCATCACCTTCTGCCATTCGGGCGCGGTGGGCAGCACGACATGGTCGAGCTTGTTGGCGTCCTTGTAGGCGGGGTTGCGGCTCGGCTCGATCTGGATCTTCGCGACGAAGCTGATCCCGTCGAGATCGGCGAGCCCGCGCAGCACCCGCTTGGCTTTCGCCGCCTCGCTCATGTCCTCGGGGTTCAGCCCCAGCGCGCTGTCGATCATCGCGCGGAAGGTCGACTTCGAGATCTTCCAGCCGATCGACTGGCCCTGCTCGTCGAGCTTGCCGCCCTGCACGGTGAAGTTCTGCCAGAACTTGCGCCGGGCATGCGGACCCTCGGCGACGGTGAACTCGGCGTCGAGCATCAGCACGTCGCTGCCGGGCTGGTTGGAGGCCTTGAGCAGCCCGCGATCCGCGTCGCTCGATCCGTCGGTGCCGCCTTTGCGCAGCGTCATCACCAGCTTGGCGAAGGTGCCATCGGGGATCAGGTCGCCGGACTGCTGCGGCTCCACGTCGTTCATGTCGAAGGTCATGTCGTCATCCTTTCCGGGGTTGGTTGATCTTGGTGAGGAGCGCGCCGAGATCGGGCGGCTCGGTCAGGTCGAGCCTGCCGCTGCGGTCCTTGGCCGGCAGGCCGAACGGATTGCCGGACTGGCAGACGAGGCGGCGCGCGTTGCCCTTGTCGGGATCGTGCCGCCAGGTCGGGGGCGCATCAGGGCTCGCGCCGGGATCCTGCGTGAACAGGCTCATCGTCAGCACCTGATCGACGATGCCGGGGAGCTCGCGGGCGACCTTTCCGCCGTCCATCTGCGGCTGCCAGGTCACCCGGTTCATGTCGTCGACAACCTTCTCGAGGATGCCGACGAAGATCACGGTGCGGCCGGGCGCATGCTGCAGATGCTTCAGGAGACCGATGACCTCGCGCGCCAGCAGGCCGTAGGCGCCGCGCGTGTCCGGCTTGCCGGTCCGTTCCGACAGCGCCTCGGGCCGGGTCTTGGCCCATGCCATGGCCTGGCGCGTCAGGTCGGTGATGCTGTCGACGAAAATGATGCGCTTGGTATCGATCTTCTCGGCCAGCTCGGGGTGCTGCGCGCGCAAATGCGCATGATGCGCCTCCGAGAAATGCTCCTCGGGCTGGGCGGCCGGGTTCGCGCCGCCGATCAGGCAGGCGATGTCGACCGCGTCGGAAAAGCGGCGGATCGGGATGCTGTCGCCCGGCCAGTCCTGGACCGACTTGAGGCCCGCCTCCAGATCGATGCAGAGCGTTTCGGCTGGCGGCAGGGTCTTCAGCAGCGTGGTCTTGCCCGCGCCGCTCGGCCCGAACAGCGCCATGGTGGTCTTGCCCTGCGCTTCGCGCAGCCGGTCGTCGGCGGAGATGATGCGCAGGCTCATTGATCGCCCCCCTGCGGGACGATCTCGATCTTCAGCGTCCCGGGCCGGACGGTGCGCGCGGGCTCGAAACCGGCGCGGATGGCATCGGGCCAGGCGGCGTATTTGCGCTCGGGCACCTTGAACGCGATGTCGACATACTGCGCGGGATCGTCCCCGGCGGCGCGGATGCGCTCGACCATGGCGGCGAGGCGATCCTGATCCCAATCGACCCGTTTCGGCAGATCGGCGACCACGGTGAAATCACCATCGTCGAAGCGGATCGTGCCGGTGTCCTTGCCCGCCGCCTGCCGTTCCTCGGCGGCGCGGGTGGCGTAGCGGACCGTCAGCGCGCCATCGAGGCGGGCCTTCGCGGCCTTGTCGCGCTTGATGCGCTCGTCGACATCGCGCTGCAGGATGGCCAGCAGTTCGACGGGCAGCTGGGCGATGTCCTGCAAGCCGAGGCCCGGCAGGTCGTCGACGGTGGGGGTGTTCGCGGGGAACGGCATGTAAGGGTCTCCATGATCGGCAAAAAGGGATCGGAAGGGGATCATCACGCGGCAGCCCGACCACTCGAACCGGTGGCGTGGTCGGGCTGCCCCTGCTCGGCGAGCAGGAGCGCGGACAGCGACACGGCTGCGGCCTTCGGCTTGGGGCGGGCGACGGCGATGTAGGCGAACTGGTCGGGACCCAAGCGCTCTTGCACCAGGTGCACGAGGCCCTGTTCGGCGGCCCAGAACGCGCGGGCGCCTAGCCAGGTCAGCCTTGTGCGTTCTTCGGTCGTGAAGCGGGACAATCCCTGACAACGATCGAGCGTCAGAAAGCCGCGATGGTATTCGAGCCGGTCGCCCGGCACGGCCTGCGCCACCCAGGCGCAGAACTCGATCTCGGTGAGCGGTCGGCGGGCGCGGACCGTGATGAAGGGTGTGGTGCCCATGAACATGATCTCCTCCTTTCGCCTCTACTCAGGCCGCCGCGAGATCGTCCCAGGCGGGACCAAGACCGTGGGCGGTGAGGACGTGACGAAGATCGGCGAGGCGGCGGTAGAGCGCGGACCGACTGCCGAAACCCTCGGCCGCGAGCGCGGTGACGGGGCGATGCGCCAGCGCCGCGCAGAACCGGCGATCCTCGGCCGGCAGCCGCGCGAGGGCGGCCTGCAGGGCGTGGTGAAGTTCGGTCACAGCGGCGGCGCAGCAGGTCTGGCCGTGCCAGGCGGCAAGGCCGTCGTCCTCGGTCAGCGTGTCGCCGACCGGCTCGCGGGTACCGGCCAGCGGCACCTCGAGCGAGAGCAGCGACCCACCATGCGCGCGGCGCTGGCGGTAATGGCGCATCGCGATCCGCGAGGACTGGTTGCGCAGGACGAT